TGCTGGCGCTGAATTTCAAATTGATGAATATGATGGTAGTGAAAGCATTGTATATAAGGAAAATGAAAAATGGATGACAGCTTAAAAACAATATTGAATTACCTCAAATATAGTGGATTAAATGTTACAATTAAATTTAATCCCTATCACTGGCGATTAGCTGCAAATTATTTTGCAACTAATGAAGCATGGGAACAAGACGCTCTGGTAATAGAGCTTTTCCCAATAACTGTAAGACTTTGGATTGATAACGGGAGTTGGTAATGAATTTATTTAATAAGATTTTTGGTAAAAAGAAACAATATAACTTTACACCTTTAGAACAGGTGATAAGAGAATGGGTTAAAAAGTGAATATATTTTATTTGGATCCAGACCCAGCAATCTGCGCCAAAATGCACGTTGACCGCCATGTATGTAAAATGGTTATTGAATATGCCCAACTAATGTCAACCGCTCATCGTGTCCTTGATGGTGAAATGTACCTTGATAAGACAGCTAACAATCGTAGTATCAAAAGATGGCGATTGTTAGATGAACGTGAACAAAGATTGATGAAACCCACAATGATGAATCATCCTTCTGCTATTTGGTTGCGTCAAAGTGATAAAAACTATTTGTGGTTATACCAGATGTGGTGTGAATTGCTAAAAGAATTTACTTATCGCTACGGTAAAATTCATGCAACGGCACGATTGATACCAGACTTAGCTAAAGTACCAGAAAAATGTCCTATCGGTTCATTTACTGGTCCTACTCCCGCTATGCCTGATGATTGTAAAGTTTCTGGCAATTCTTTACAGTCATATCACAATTATTATGTAATGAAAAAAAGTCATTTATGGTCATGGAAAGGTAAAATAAATAGTAGAAAACAACCACAATGGTTTACTGAAATGATTGAACCTTTAACTATGAATACACTTAATGCCAACTTATAATTTTTTAGATACAAAAACAAATGAAGAAATAGAAATCTTTATGCCGTGGTCCCAGCGTGAGGAATTTCTTAAAATTAATCCGTGGATGGAACCAATCATAACTGCACCAGCAATTGTGTCTGGTGTATCCTCAAAGAAAGCACCTTCAGGATTTAATGAGGTGTTATCAAAGGTAGCAGAAGCTCATCCTACTAGTGTTGTAGGCCAGCGACACGGACAAAAATCCATTAAACAAGTTCAAACCGAACAAGTGGTTAAAAAACACGTTGATAGAGTTGTAAAGAGAATGAAAAAATGATATTTAACCATGTGAAGTTGCCTGAATTAGATTTTGATTTGGTAGCGGAAACCACCGATAGTGGTCGGCGCTATGTTACACCAAGTGGTAATGCATACCCATCGGTCACAACAGTTTTAGGTTCATATAATAAAAAAGCTATTATGGAATGGAGAGCTCGTGTAGGCGAAGAAACTGCAAATAAGATATCAGGTAAAGCCTCACGCCGTGGTACCGCATTACATACCATTTGCGAAAAGTATTTGCTAAATGAAATGTCTGATATGAAAATGCAAACAATGATGCCAAACATCAAGGAATTGTTTCTTCAGTTAAGACCAGAACTAGATAGTAATATTGGTGATGTATACTCATTAGAACAGGCATTATACTCAGATAGATTAAGAGTTGCTGGCCGTGTTGATTGTATAGCTCAATGGGGTGGTAAGATTTCAGTAATTGATTATAAGACTTCTACAAAGTTGAAGTTTGAAGAAAACATCCTAAATTACTTTATGCAATGCTCGGCATATGCTGAAATGTTTGGTGAGATTACAGGTAAACCTATTGACCAATTAGTAGTTGCCATAGCTGTGGAAGAAGCTTCACCACAAATATTCGTAAGAAGCAAGGCACCATATATTGGGCAATTAGAGCAGTATATTAATAAATATCACTTGACAAATACAGTTAATTAGTGTATAATGGCAATATCAGTAAAGAATTCGTTGAAGTTTTTAGAAAGTTGTTGTGGACATGGGTGCGATTCCCATCACCTCCACCAAAAGCATACTACCGAACCGAGTTATCGGTAGCGAGGCCAAAAGGCTGTAGTATGCTTCTGATGGGGGTGCCTAGGCTCGACATGACAGTAAGTATAAGAATGGAGAATCGGCAGAGTAGCCGTAAAAACTATAAATTAAACGCAAACGATAATAAGTTCGCATTAGCAGCCTAAAAACTGCTTAGGGTTTCGGTGAGTTCCTCGTAACAGAATACTCACCACTTTTATTAATAAGGAAATTATATGAAGAAGATTATTGCTCTCGTAACCGCAACTTTCGCTGTAACAGTTTTCGCAGCTGAGCCAGCAAAAAAGCCAGAAGCTAAACCTGTTGCAAAACCTGCTGCTACTAAAGCTGCACCAGCTGCACCTGCACCAACAGCACCAGTAAAGAAGTAATGATTAGGGTTCGTGGGTTACCTTTACCAAAAACCCACCCATTTTTATTTGTTATGATGATATATGCCTTTTTTAATTGAAAAAATTGAACCAGTAAAAGAAATCCAAAAGATTGAGGTGCAACCTTCTATTGATAAGGTTGAAAATTCTTCCGTTGCCTCAACTGAAGCAATCTTTATTTTCTGTGCCATCTTTGTAATATACTTACTCAGAGCACCATTAATTGCTCTTTCACTAATCATTTTTAAGTTCATCATCATAGCCATATTTGTTTATTCTGGATACATTTTACTAATACAATGATTGCTAACAAAAATATGGAATTTAGGAGAAAATAATGCGTGTGTTTATGAATGGTTATCCAAACCATTGGGTTTCACCCTATACTGTTATTGACTATCTATTTTTTTGGACAGATTGGTCTAAATGCTCACGGAATAAAGGCCTTGTTGAGGATAAAGATTATGTGGATCATCCTGCATGGGTTGATAAGTTGGTTAATTATCTGAATCCTTTTTGCACGGCACTATCAGCAGTTCGCAAAGCATTCAGCCCAACAATTCGTTATGTAAAAATTGACCGATATGATACATGGTCAATGGATGACACATTGGCACACATCATTCTACCAATGTTAAAGCAATTAAATGAAACTAAACAAGGTGCACCTTTTACCGAAGATGAGGATGTACCAGAAGAATTAAGAAGCACCAATGCTGATCCAAAAGAAAATGAATGGGACACCGATTCAAATCACTTCAAGCGTTGGGATTATATTATGAATGAAATGATTTGGGCATTTGAGCAAAAGCTATCCGATGATGCTGAAGCACAGTTCTTTGACCACTCAGCATATGAAGAAGGCGAAGGAAAAAGTAATCACGATAAATGGTTTAAGGATGTGTCTGAGGGTTTGAGCAAAGTTAAATATGATAAAGAAGGTCATGCTGTATGGGAAGAACGCAAAAAGAATGGCTTTCGGTTGTTTGGAAAATATTATGAGAATCTTTGGGATTAAAATTGCAAAAAAATTTAAGTGACTACATCAAAATATATCATAATCATATTGATGATGATATCTGTAAACAAACAATAGATGAATTAAATGCTGCTGTATGGCATGAACACACCTTTGATAATTATGATAACAAAACTAAAATTAAATTAAGTGGTAATCAAGAATTATCAACATCATATGATAATGTTTCCACAAAAGATGTATTGATGAAACAAATTTGGGAAGGATTGAATCAATATATTATTAAAGATTTTCACTTCTCATGGCTTGATGGATGGAATGGTTTTACTCCATTGAGATTTAATCAGTATAAAGAAAATAAAAAAATGGCTGAACATTGTGACCATATTATTATCAATGAAGCAGGAACAAGAAAAGGTATTCCTGTTTTAAGTATTATTGGTTCATTAAACGATGATTATGAAGGTGGTGAGTTTATCATGTTTCAAGATGAAGAAATTAAACTGAAGCAAGGCGACTTAATGATATTTCCATCAGTATTCCTGTATCCCCATAGAGTAGAACCAGTAACCAAGGGAGTTAGGAATACTTTCGTATCATGGGCTTGGTGAATTAAAAAATGCATAAATAGAGTACCAACAACACACACACAACCGTTGGTAACACACACACACAAAAAGGAGTATTATTATGAGTTTGTCCCCCTTTGAAATCCGAATGGAATTATTAAAAATGTCCCTCGGTCAATTAACTGATGAGCATTACGCCCATCGGTCAGTAATAGATAATAATTGGAATCTAAAAGTAGAACTAGCTAAACAAGCTGGAACTCCTTCACCAGAACATCCAGGTTATCCACCATTCCCCACAGAAAACGAAATCATAAAAAAGGCCGAAATCCTTAATAATTTCGTATCTCAATCGCAGCAATTACTAACAGAAAAGACTAGCAAAAAGTCCACCTGATGGGCGGAGGTTCACGATGGTGTGAGCCTTCCTTAACAACAAGGAGAAATATGCGAAGTAACCAATATTTTATTTTAGGTATTTTAGTATCACTAGCAGTTCTATTTACCTTTTCAATGGTATCAGAAACGCAAGAGAGTAGATACAATTTACCATTTAACATCAAGTATAACACTATTTCAAAATCAGCACAAAAACAAGTTGATTGTTTAGCTGAAAACATCTATTATGAAGCGGCTCATGAACCTCAAGAAGGTAAAGTTGCCGTAGCATTGGTGACATTGAATCGCCTGGCATCTGGCAATTATGGAAATGATGTGTGTAATGTAGTAAAACAAAAAACAAACATCAATGGCAATACAATCTGCCAATTCTCATGGGTCTGCCAGCCTTATCTCACAATCAAAAGCTTGACAGTTAATAACAATTTAGTATATAATGATATTAGGAATTTAGCGGTGTATGTGTTATTCAATTATGATAACATGAAAGATATTACCCAAGGCGCAACATACTATCACGCTGATTATGTTGACCCGAATTGGGGATTACCTAAGACCACTAAAATTGGGCGCCATATTTTTTATAAGCGCCAGCATGATTTACAAACAATGAAAAAGGAAATAAAACTATGAGTAACTTCATTTTTACTGAAATTAGAACCATCTTTCTATCGGTCACACTTGTTGCAGTATCAGCGATTGTTGGCTTAACATATTATAATGTTAATGATAGGATTTTAATGTCAAAAAATATTGATGCTGCAATAGCTAAAGGTGTTGACCCTCTATCCGTAAGATGTTCATTTGTGATACAGAGTGATACTATCTGTGTAGCATATGCAGCTGCTCAAGGCACATCAAGAAAATAATAATGAAAACGATTCTGCTGGTTATATCATTAACTTTATGTGTCTTGGTGGTAGTATCGCACATTACTTTTAATTATGGTAACCATCCAATTATAAGGTATGATTGTAGCATAGTAGAGTTTTCACCTGATTATCCAATTGAAATTAAAAAAGAATGCCGTAAATTGAGAAATAAAACATGAATACAACTATATTATTGGAAATAAAAAATGCCAACTAGAGATGAAATGGCGAAGTTTGCAAAAGAGATTGACCAGCTAGTATCGGAAACTGACTATAACTATATTGAAGCGATTGTTAATTATTGTAAGACAACTGGATTAGAGATTGAGGTAGCATCTACTTTGGTAAATGCCAACCTTAAAGCTAAACTTGAAAGCGATGCAATGGATAACAACCTATTAAAGAATAAAAGTCCTAGATTACCTATATGATGACAGGCTATGAAGCCTTTGCACTTTACCACACATTAAAGCTACATTTCACCAGCAGCTATGATTTTCACAAATACAATGGCAAGTGTAACATTAGTGTGACAACATTTGAGAACCGTAAAGACAAATACCATTTTCATAAGCTGGCAAGAAAGTATCCGAACAAGGATGATTACCAAGCATTTTTAATTGCCAATCTGTTTGAGAATAGTGAGTGCTGGGCAGGAACACTATTGCAACCTGAAGCAGATTCGGTATACTTGGATAGGCAAAAAATAATTCAATCACTTGCCTATACCTTTGAAAATGATTGTAAAGTTTTGTTTGATGATTGTAAAGATCCGAACGATGTATTGTCAACTACTGGAGACTATCCAAAACTATTAACCATGGCTTTGCGTAGTGAGATATCACCAGAAACAATAATCGTCCTAAACACGATCCTGCAATTCTTGCCAATGTGGGATAGGAAGATTACCGATACATTACGCTGGCCAGATTACCGAAGAAAGTTGACGAAGTATGCCAGCTTTCTAACCTTTGACATTACGAAATATAAATTAATACTAAAGAGAATTATATGAAGATTTACCTGGATATGGATGGCGTAATTGCCAATTTTGAGAAACGATACATTGACTTGTTCAAAGAATCACCTGGCTCATCAAGGGACAGAAAAGAGTTTGGTAAAAACTGGACTGTATTCGTTGGTGATAACCATTTTGAGTCCTTAGAGTGGTGGCCAGGTGGCCAGGAACTATTGAAGTACCTGAGCGATAACAAATTTGATGTTGAGATTCTTACCTCATCTGGTGGTCTTAAACACCACG